TTTAGAATATCATAGAATATCTTATAAAGATGAAAAATATTCTTTACTTGAATTAGTTGATAAAATGATAACTTTAACTGATTATTTAAAAAATGAAAATAATTATTATTTCCCTGAAAATGAAGAAGATACTATAAATAAAACAAATGAATTATTAGATTTATTTAAAGCAAGTTTCTTTTATCTTTGGTGGTAAAAAATAGGACAAATAAGTAAAATAAATAATTTATACTTTTCATAATAAAATATACACTATGGAAACCTTACAATAGCACAATGAATTCTAGGTAGCGTGGAGTAAGCAGCAAACCGTGGAGACGAGATTGGGTTTGCAATTAAGAGATATCGCGGGCGTGGTGAAATAGTATCATGCTGGGCTCATAACCCGGAGTCGCCGTGCAAATCGGACGCACCGCAACCATATTGGGCGGTAGCCAAGCGGGAAGGCAATGGATTTTGGCTCCATGATGCATAAGTTCGAATCTTATTCGCCCAGCCAAATTAAAATAATTATGGGGATACTGCGGTGGTGTTGTTCTAACCCCTTTAAAAAAAGTAACAAACAACCAGCCCTGCGACTGGGTGACTAATAAGTCGCATATGGGGGATTAGCTCAGCTGGGACGAGCGCGACACCTGCAATGTCGAGGTCACGAGTTCGATCCTCGTATCCTCCACCATATGTCATAATAGTTTAATGTAAAACACTAGAAATAGAGATGTAAGTTCAAATCTTGCTTATGGCTACCTATATCACAAACCTTCCTATTATATGTGATTTGCGAGCTTTAGGGCTCGCTATGCGGCGATCGGTCTGGAATCTCATATCGAGGTCAGATAGTAGTCACCGGCCGCCGCATAGGGGGTTCTAAATTTATGGGGTTGTAATAGGTTCGACTGTAATTATAGAGTATTAGAATACAAGTAGTAGGCAGTTACTTAAAAGGCAATTAAAAATAAATGGAAACATTTTAACAAAATTCGCTAATAAAGTTAAATCTTTATTTACTGCAAATGCAGTAGCTTTCGCATAATTGAGAGCATAGGCGACTTCTATATTAGTATCAGTAAGCAACCAGAGAAAGTATAGATGCACGGATCGCAAGGGTTGCCGCATAGCAATAATTTACTCTTATAGATTAGCTATTGTGAATTACTTTGATATAAGAGCCCTTCTCATGAGATTTGCTATTAGGGTATGAGAATGTGGATCGAACGAAAATAGCCGAAGCTTGTGAAGTAAGAATGAGATTTCTAATATATCGTAATTATAGGACACGGGGGCGGAACCCGTCAGCTCCACCATATAGGCGAGTAATGAAACGGTTATCATGAGGTCCTGATACGACCTTCTTCCGGGTTCGAATCCCGGCTTGCCTACCATAAAATTTTTTCTTAAAAAAAGGACAAAGTTCGAAATTGTTGTACAATCTTTTTTGATATTATATAAAGAGAAAAGGAGGTTATACAATAATGAGTTATAACAATGTAAAAGATTCAAGAAAAAGATTGAAAGAAAGATTAACTTATATAATGGGTAATAAATGTGCTATTTGTAATTATGATAAATGTATATCAGCATTAGAATTTCATCATTTAAATCCTGAAGAAAAAGATTTTGCACTTGGAACAAATGCTAATATAAGTTATGAAAAAGCAAGACAAGAAGTTAAAAAATGTATATTAGTATGTGCTAATTGTCATAGAGAAATTCATGCTGGTTTAATAGAGAATGGTTCTTTATCATCTTCTTATAATGAAGAGAAAGCTGAAGAAATTTCTCAATTAGTAGAAAATATTAAGCATAAGAAAATTTGAATATGTAAAGATTGTGGAAAAGAGATTTCTAAAGGAGCAGAAAGGTGCCCTCAATGTGAATCTTTGAGTAGACGAATTGTTAAACGACCAACTAGAGATGAGTTAAAGAATTTAATTAGAACAATGCCTTTTACAAAAATCGCTTCTCAATATAGTGTTTCTGATAATGCAATTAGAAAATGGTGTAAAGCAGAAAATCTTCCATCAAAAAGAAAAGAAATTGATGAATATTCAAATGAAGAATGATTAAAAATATAAATATATTTATTGCGGAAATACTTCCGCACTATATATACGCTTATAGCTTAATTGGATAAAGCACTAGTCCACGGAACTAGGTTTATGAGGGTTCAAGTCCTTCTAGGCGTACCAATTAGATTTCTTTCATAGAGTTTATCATTTTATTCTCTTGAAAAAATAAAATGCTTCCTTCTTTTTTAGAGCAGGTGGTCTGGTGTAAATTATAGCATAGCTCTTCTATATAAACTTATTGATAATTTTTAAAAATTATTATATAATATATATAGAAAGAGAGTGATAGGAATGGGAAAATTTAAGTTTTTTGATAAAAATGAATGTTTTATTGAATATAAATGGGCTTTTGGAGGAGATTTTTTACCAAGTATTTTTGGTGAACAATATGATAAAAAATATTCTTTAATAGGTGATGGTATTTATTATTTAGTTTTTATGGATAATAAAATTTATGATATAGATATTAAAGAATGTAAAAAATTAGTTGAAAATGATGGTAAAAAAGCCTTTAGAGATGAAACAAAAGATAAAATAGTTGCGGCAATAGGTAATAAATTAACTGAGCATAATATAAAATATACAACTAATAGTGGTAAAATTATTACTTTTAAACACAATAATTATTTATTTAAAGTAGAAATTATAAAAAAGGCGGCAATGCCTCAATAATAGATAAGACACATACAGCAAATTGTTTTGGTTAAAAAAGAATTTTTTTGGTAAATGCTTTGAAATGGTTCAATTCCATTAATTACGTGTCTTGTAAAGAATAAAAAGTTTATATATAAGCGGGACCAGGTACGAGTTGCGAGGGCTGAATACCGCTATATAAATTAGGAAAGTTCGAACACAACACGACACAAGGTTCGCTGTAGAAATACAGACTATAAGACTGACCTGCAAAAAGAAAAGGCACAAGTAGAGAGCGTGGCTCTACATAGCTCATTGACCTAGAGTTAAAGGAGCGGAAATTATGTAATATACATAATTGTTATTGAGTCATATGCTACTTCCATAATATTTAAACGGTAGAGAAAAAGCATAGGTTGGCGTACGGAGCGTCGATTCCTGAAATAAAATAAAAAACGAGAGTCTCCGCGATATGCCTCTGTAATATAACGGTAGTATGGGTGACTTGTAATCATCTCATCGTGGTTCAAATCCGCGCGGAGGCACCATATGTCGAATTCGTTCAGTGGTAGGACCTCACTCTTCCAAAGTGATGACGCCAGTTCAAGTCTGGTATTCGACTCCATGCGAATGTAGTTTAATGGTAGAATGAAACCTTGCCATGGTTTAGGTGCGGGTTCGATTCCCGCTATTCGCTCCATATAAAATTAAATAATTAATTGATTTTTTTAAAAATATATAATATAATTATTATAGAAAAAGTTAGTAGTTTAAGATGAGAGTAGCCATAGAGAGTGCACGCTTCTAAATAGAACCTATGCAATAAAAGCTAAATAAATCTGATATATAGCACTGCAGAAAGTTATATATTGTCTAGAACTGTAGGCGTGGAGTCTACGGGTCTTGGTGAGAACCCAAGCTAACTTTTATAAATATGCGGTGTTGGTGAAGCGGTTAACACATCAGGTTTTCATCCTGAGATTCAGGGGTTCAAGTCCCCTACACCGTACCAATTTGATAATTAAAAGTATTATTTTTATAAATATATAAGACCATTACTGCAAAAAAGAATTAATAAACACTTTTCTGTTAAAAAAGCAAGTTTTTTAATAAATGGTCTTGACATGGGTTGTTAGTGCAGAGGCCTACCACGTCTGCCTGTCACGCAGAAGAACACGGGTTCGAATCCCGTACAGCCCGCCATTTTAATATTAAAGGGAAGTGAATGAAAAATGAATATTGTAATACCTTTTAGAAACACATGCGGAATTGATGAGTTAAGTATGTGTATTAGATTAATTAAAAAGAATTTAAAAATAAAATATGATAAAATATATATTGTTGGAGATGAATTTTCAATTCCTAATAATATGATTGAAAATATAGTTATAGAAGAGCAAAAATATAGTAAATGGTTAGATAGTAATTTTTTAGTTTTAAATTATATAAATAAGATAGGAGAGCCATTTATTTTATTCAATGATGATTTCTTTTTAACTGATACAGTTGAAAAAATTCCTCATTATTATTATAGCAATTTAAAAAATAGATTATTAACTACTTATGTAATTAATGAAAAAAATAATACAATAAGACTATCTAATTATGGACTTAATATAAAAGCATTTTTAAATATGTATGGAAATTATGAGAATTATGAAGTTCATATTCCAATAGTTATAAATTATCCAAATATTATGTTAGAAGCAATTAATTTATGTAACATGAATGATTGCCCTGCTTTAAAAAGAACAATGTATATAAAATTATGTGAAGAATATAATATGGAAATGGAAATAACAGAATTAGATTATGATGTTAAATTTAATGAGCCATTAAGGGTAATTCAATATCCATTCTTTTCATTGACGGATAATTGTGAATTTAAAGCATTTAAAAAAGAGTTAGAAGAAATTGCGGACGCTCGTGAAGATTAAGCGAGGTCTAAGATACAGGTCCTTAGTGTAATGGTCAGCACACAGGTCTTCAAAACCTGGGTAACGGTCTCCAAAACCGTGGGTGTGGGTTCGAGTCCTACAGGGCCTGCCATATAGAGCGATCGTTCAATGGTAGGACTTCCGTCTCCAAAACGGATAATCTGAGTTCAAATCTTAGTCGCTCTGCCATGGAAGGTTGGAGTAATGGTATCTCAACAGCTTGCTAAGCTGTCCTACGTTCAATACGTAGTATGCGTTCGATCCGCATACCTTCCGCCATATGCCGACTGTCCGGGTGGTGAGGGAGCTGACTTGAAATCAGTTGGTCTTTCGGGACTTGCAGGTTCGAATCCTGTGGTCGGCGCCATTAAATATTTATTGATTTTTTATTAAAATTATTATATAATATTTATATAATAAAGGAGATGAAAAATTATGCGTATATGGCACACGAATTTGATTAAAGCATTACCGCAACAACATTTAGTAGCACAATGGCGAGAATTATCTGCGATTGCGGGAGCTATACAGAAAAATGGTACACCTAATCATGTATTAGTTAATTTTGTATTAGATTATGATTATAACCATTTTATATCTTATGCATATTATTTAAGACAGGAAATGGATTGCCGCAAGATTAGAACTATGAATTCAGTATGGAATAAAATAGTTAGTTTAAAACCTAATTATACATTATTACCTATTGATGAAGTATATAAAGAAAAAATGGATGCTTTATATTTAGAAATATGTTATTATAATTTATATGAAAAATATCTTTGTGGTATGTTTGATAATGAAGATATGGAAAACATAAATAAGATATGTATTCCTATTATTGGATTATAGATATATGGTGAAGCTAGTACAATGGTAGTACGGTGGTTTGTGGAGCCACTTATAAGAGTTCGATTCTCTTGCTTCACACCATTTGCTCCTCTACGCAAATAGGCAAAGCGAGTAGACTTAGAATCTACTGTTTCAGAGTTCGATTCTCTGGGGGAGTACCATGGACAGATAGCAAAGCAGGTCTATGCAACGGACTGAAAATCCGAGGATCCTGGTTCGACTCCAGGTCTGTCCACCATAATTGAGATAAAAATGTTGGAGTGACGTAATGGAAGCCGTAACGGACTTAAAATCCGTTGTTCGAGAGAGCGTGAGGGTTCAAGTCCCTCTTCCAACACCAAATCGCGGTGTAGCTCAGTTGGCTAGAGCGTTCGGTTCATACCCGAAAGGTCGCAGGTTCAAACCCTGCTGCCGCGACCAATTTAAGAAATAAAAGGAGAGATAAAAATGACAGTAGCAGAAGCAATAGAAGATACTTGTAGAAATTATTATAGTTGTAATAGTTATAAAATACCAGGCATTGTTTATTACACAGGAGTTAATTTATTTACAAAAGCATCTTTTACAAACCCAATGCATTTAACAAGATATATTATAAATGAAGGAGCTACAATTCTATTTTGGGATGATGGTACTAAAACTGTTAGTAAAAGACATGAAGATGATACTTTTGATAAAGAATTAGGTTTCTTATTTGCATATTTTCAAAAAAGATGGAATGATAAAAATAAATCAGCTAGAAAAAGAGTATTAAATTCAATTAAAGAAGAATATATTAAAACATTTTTACTTGAATTTTTTGTAAAAGATAATAGTACAACAATAGAACAAGCAAGAAAATATTTAAATAATTTAAAAGTAAGTAAATAATTTTTATTAATTTTATTTAAAAAATATAATATAATATTTATATAAATAGGAAAGGAAAATTATTTATGGGATTGGGTTTACATATAGATACAAGCATTTTATCAAAAGAAGAATATGATAAATTTGCTAATGGAGAATGTTATCTTAGTAATTATGAAGGTTTTAATTTTATTAGTAAACAAGAAGTAGATGCAGAAATAGATAAATTATTTACTTTTTACAAAGAAAAAGGTTTAATTAATCATTGTTCATACGAAAAATTTGAAAATATTCTTAGATTAAAACAATGGGCTATGGATGATTATGTGCCAGAAGAATATCTTGAGCAAGAAAATCTTTATCAATATTTTCAAGATAATTATAATTATTTTTGTGATAAAGAAGAGCGATATTTTACTATTGATGAATGGTTAAATTATAAAGATGGTCGGGAAAATAATATAAAAAGAACAATAAACAGTAGAAACATTAATGGACAAGACGTTTATTGTTTAATCGAAGCTAAAGTTGTTTATTATTTTGCTGATGGCAAATTTCGGTAAAATTATTTTTACCTTTCTATATATAGATATAGTTTAAGTAAAACTACCGCTTGATACACGGTAATAGAAGTTCAAATCTTCTTATCTATACCTTATTGAAGACTTATAAAATTTTAAATCTATGTACAAGCGGAAGTGAGTAGTAAAACCTAAAGAGCAATCTATGGTTTGATAGAGTAAAGTATTAAGTGAAAATCTTAAGTGGGATGTGGCTATTGTAAGAAATGAAGTAGCGATGGTAAATTTTATAATAATCAATGTATATATTCCTTCAAGGGTTGGAAGCTGTACACTTTCGATACCAAGTGCGGTGAGGCGCAGACGAGATTTCTTAAGGGAGGTTAAGTTTAGGGATATATATGCGGGTTTAGCTCAGTAGGTCAGAGCGCTTGCCTTACAAGCAAGAGGTCCGGGGTTCGAGCCCCTGAACCCGCACCATTTTAATAGGGAGTGAATAATATGAAAAAGAATTATAGTGTATTAGAAATTGAAAGTTTTAGAAAATATGTTTTATATAAAGAAAGTAAACATTATATAAAAGCATTATATTGGTTTATAAAACATAGATATTATGAAAATAAAGAATTTTAATATTGGGAGTTAATTCAATTTGGTAGAAGGCGTGCCTTGGACGCACGTGGTTGCAGGTTCGAATCCTGTACTCCCAACCATATAGGGGAATAACTCAGCGGTTAGAGTTCTGGACTTATAACCCAGCGGTCGTAGGTTCAAATCCTACTTCCCCTACCATAATTGGGAGTGTAGCTCAGTTGGTTAGAGCACGTGACTGTTAATCACGGTGTCAAGAGTTCAAGTCTCTTCTCTCCCGCCATTTGTTCTCTTCGTTCAATGGATAGGACAGAGACCTTCTAAGTCTCCAATATAGGTTCGACTCCTATAGGGAACACCAGTTTTAGGGAGGTTTAGTATGAATAATATAAAAACAACATCAACAGCAGAGTTGATAAATATTTTGTGTGAAACTCAAGACCAAGATATAATTAATAGAATTGCTTACGAATTAACTTGTAGAATTTGAGTTCCAAACAAAAGTGATGAAACATTTGAAGAAATGTTGGAAAAATTTGGTTATAAACAAATAAATAATAAAATAAATAAAGTAGTTAAATAATGGGGGTATAATCCGTTAAGGAGGCGGGGAGCACTGTAAATGCTCTGTCTAAGACTCGAGTGGGCTCGATTCCCTCTACCCCCACCATTAAAAAATAAATAGATGGCACGTTATTCTAGTACCTTTTAAAGGAAACAAATTATTGTTATTGAAAAAATCTAGAGCGTATTTTAATAAAAAGTTAAAGTATAGAACTAAGTGGTAATCAAGTTGCGGTCGTCGGTTACCAGATCGGATATCGGGATCGCCGCAAGATTAAAACGAAAGTGCAAGTTTGGTAACGAACTGTTCTTGTTGAGGAAAACTTACTTGACCTAAGCTATAATGTTATTTTTATTAAACGCCATCATATTTTTTGACAATACTAAAAATTTTTAGTATAATATATATAGAAAATTAAATAGACAAGAGAACTGCAATTTAATTAGGTAAATGCATACAGTGGTTAGAAAAACTCCCATTTTAGATGGGCTCCGTAGAAATAGGTTCTGTTTGGCGATTGTTGATGAACCTAACAACGATAGTATTTAAACACGCTTCTTGTCTAGCATTTTTCATTCCCTTTCTTTGGCTGAAATAAGCCTTGATATATGCGGAAGTCGGTATCCGAGCGTGGGGTTCGGTTGAAGAATATATACCGATTCCCGCACTTTTTTTGTTTGTATTGACTGAAAATGGGGACAAGAATATAAAATATTTTCATTTGATTTTTTAATATATATAGAAAAGGAGAAATGTTTATGCCAGCAAAAATAAATTTATTAAATCAAAAATTTGGTAAGTTATTAGTATTAGAAGAAACAGAAAAAAGAAAAAATAAATCTGTTGTTTGAAAATGTCAATGTGATTGTGGAAATATAGTTGAATATTCTACAAAAGAATTAAGAAGTGATGGTCTTATTCAATGTCATAATTGTGGAAATACAAGAAAAGTAAAAACAAATTTAACTGAAAACATAATAAATAAAAAATTTAATCATTTAACAGTTATAGAAAAAACAAGAAATAAACAAAGTAAAAAATTATTATATAAATGTAAATGTGATTGTGGAAATAATAAAGATGTTTTTGTAACAAGAACAGATTTAAAATCTGGAGCCATTAAAAGTTGTGGTTGTACTAGATTTAAAGGAAAAGTTGGAGAAGTTATTAATAATAGAGAAATTTTAGACATAAATCAAGATCAACACGCTCAACATCATTATTATACTTGTAAATGTCTATTATGTGGAAGAGTTTATCAAGCTTTATATCAAACTTTGCAAAAAACCATTAGTTGCGGATGTCAAAAATCTATAGGAGAATTTAATATTATAAAAATACTTAAAAATAACAATATTAATTTTATAAAAGAATATCAATTTAAAGAGTATAATTATCGTTTTGACTTTGCTCTTTTAAATAATAATAAACAAATAATTAGACTTGTTGAATTTGATGGAGAGCAGCATTATGAAGAAGGAATTAGAAATTCAGGATGAAATACTTATGAAAAATATGAACTTACTTATCAAAATGATATTATAAAAAATAAAATAGCCAAAGAAAATAATATTCCTTTAGTTCGTATTCCATATTGAGAGCGTGATAATATTACATTGGATATGATATTAGGGGATAAATATTTGATTTGCTAAAAAAATAATGATATAATATTTATATAAATAAAAATGAAATCTTGAAAAAGATTAAGAGGAGGAAAGAATGAAAAATATAAATACTTTTATAAACAATTTAAAACAAGAAACCAATTATTCTTATACAAGTAACAATGCGATTACACATAAAAGTACCTTAGATGCAGTTTATGATTTATTTGCTCTCGGTGGAGCATATCGTAGCCGCAGTGATGATGATTGCATTTTATTATTTAAGAAAGCATTTGAAGAAGATGAAATACTTGCACTTAAATGTTTGTTTTACTTAAGAGATGTACGCGGCGGCCAAGGTGAGAGAAGATTTTTCAGGGTCTGTATGAGATGGTTGGCGAGAGAGTATCCAGAAGCGGCTTTCCGCAACTTAGATAATATTCCTGAATATGGACGCTGGGATGATTTATATTGTATTATTGGTACTAAATTAGAGAATGATGCTCTTGATTTGTTTGCAACTCAATTAAATAAAGATTTAGTTTCATTAAAAGAAAGTGAAAATGAAGGTGTTTCATTACTTGGTAAATGGTTAAAATCTGAAAATGCTTCTGCTTTTGAAACTAAACAACTTGGTAATAGAACAAGAGAATATTTAGGATATTCTCATAGAAAATATCGTAAAATTTTATCTGCTTTGCGTACAAGAATTAACATAGTAGAAAAACTTATGTCTGAGGGGCAATGGGATAAGATAGACTTTGCAAAAATTCCTTCAAAAGCTGGTCTTATTTATAGAAATGCTTTTGCTCATAACGATTTAACAAAAGAAAGATATGCTGAATTTATGGATAATAAAGAAACTAAAGTAAATGCGGCAACTCTTTACCCATATGAAATTGTTAATAAAGTAACAAATAAAATTGATTGGGATAATAATTTAAAATTAGATAAAACTGAAAGAGATGCTTTAAATAAATATTGGAGCAATCAAAATGATTATTTAAAAGGAAAACCTTGCAAAACTATATGTGTAGTTGATACTTCTGGGTCAATGACTAGCAAATATGGAACTACTATAGCTCCTATTGATGTTGCAATCTCTCTTGGCATGTATTGTGCAGAAAGAATTGGAGAGCCTTTTACAAATTATTTTATTAGTTTTTCTAGTATTCCTCAATTAATTGAAATTAAAGGTGTAGATTTTTGTGATAAAGTTAGAAGAATATATCAACAAAATTTATGTCAAGATACAGATTTAAAAGCAGTATTTAATATGCTTAAAGATATGTATTTAAGCGGTAAGGTAGAAGCTGAAGATATGCCTGAACAACTTATTGTTATCAGTGATATGGAAATCAATAGGGGATCTAGCTGGAGAGACAGTTATAGAATGAGAACTGAAATGGAAGCTATACATGATGAATGGGCGGCAGCTGGGTTAAAAATGCCTTCTTTAGTATATTGGAATGTTAGCTCTCGCAATAATAATATTTTAGATGATGCGGAAAATAAAAATATAACATTTGTATCAGGATGCTCACCAATTATTTTTCAAAGTGTCTTAGAAGGAAAAAATGGAATTCAATTAATGATAGAAAAACTAAATAGCAAAAGATATGAACAAGTAAAATAATTTATCTATTTTGTCATTTTTAAATAAACGTTCCAAAAGTTTTTTTAATATATATAAAGGAGGTTTATTGGAATGAGTAAATTAATAGACTTAACAGGTCAAAAATTTGGTAGATTAACAGTGTTATATAAAGATACTGAAAGAAAAACAAATAGTGGTAGTTATTGAATATGTCAATGTGAATGTGGTAAACAAAAAAGTGTCAAAAGTTCATCTTTAAGAAGAGGCGAAATAGTAAGTTGCGGATGTTATAGAACTGAACAAGCGGTTGCTGCCAGAGAAGCAAAAGGATTAATAGATAATTTAATAGGGCAAAAATTTGGTTTTCTCACAGTATTAAAAAAAGATTCTAATAGAGATAAAAATGGAGCGGTAAAATGAATATGTCAATGCGATTGTGGAAATATTACTTCTGTACAAGGTGGCAATTTAAAACGAAAAGATGAAAATAGAGTAGTTTCTTGTGGATGTAAACATATTTCTATTGGAGAGCTAAACATAAAACAATGTTTAGAAAAAAATAATATAATGTTTACAGAACAACAAAGTTTTTCTTCTTTACCAAGAAAATATTTTGATTTTGCAATTTTAAATAATAATAATCAAATAATTAGATTAATAGAATTTGATGGAGAACAACATTATAAAGAAAATTCTTTTTTTAGAGATAATCTATTAACTATTCAAAAAAGAGACCAAGAAAAAAATAAATGAGCAAAAGATAATAATATTCCATTAGTTCGTATTCCATATTGAGAGCGTGATAATATTACATTAGATATGATATTAGGAGATAAATATTTAGTATGTTAAGTAGCGGGGTCCCGGTCTGGTAGGACAGATCGCGGTCGCCGCTAGCTTTTTTATTTGCTTTTATTTAAAAAATATTATATAATATTTATATAAAAAAAAAGGAGAAAGAAAAATGATTTTATTTATTTGTTTAATATTTTTAATTATTGGTATTGTAGTTTTTTCTATTGGATTTGAAGATATGGCTGGTGAACCTATGATGCTTGCTGGAGCAATAATGACATTAATAGGTTTTTGTTTTGGAGTGTTTGGTTTATTTCACGGATTTATAAATTATCCTGCAAGTGAAGGAATTCACCAGGGAACAATTACAGCTGTTGATAGAGAAGGATATATATTCAATCACTATAAAATCTATTTAAAATCAAATGGAAAAAATCCAGATGATACATCTGTAAGTGATGAAACTGAATATTGCTTATATTTAAATGAAAGTGAATTAGCAAACATTGCAAAAGAGTATATTGGAAAAACAGTTAAAATATATTATAGTCACCCTGGCGGTTATATTGGGATACAAAGTTGTGGTACTTATCATATAAATAAAGTTGAATTAATAGAGGAATAATTATATTATTCCTCTTTATTTGTTTTTTAATAAAAAATATATTATAATATATATAGATAATAAAAAAAAGGAAGTGATAGAGAGTGAAAGAAGAAGAAATAAATGTATTATATAACGAAATATTAAAACTACCAAAAGTTGAAAAACCAATAAATACTACCACTCAATGTGAATTAAATATAGATGATTTATTTGAAACTATAAGAGTATTTAAAGATATACCCAATTACAATGAGTTAATAAAAGATAATCGTAAAAAAGGCAAAGAAATAGAAAGGCTAAATAATACCTTAAATAAATTAGATAAAGTCATAATTGATTTTAAAAAACAAATTGAAGAAGAAAGAAAGAATTATCATAAAATAATTGGTAATTTTGTAGATAAAATACAAGAACTAAAAGGAAGTGATAAGTAATGAAACCACTAGATATAATAGAATTAAATCATAAATTAGATAGAATAATTGATTTGTTAGAAAGATTAGTGTTAGGAAGTGATAAAGAGTGAAAATAAAAGATGTTATTAAAAAATTAGAAGAGTTGAAAGAAGAAGATTACAAAATATATATGGAAGTAGAACCGATAGTAAATTGTATAGAACAATTAAATGGTATAGGTTATGAAACAACAACAT